TATCTGAAAAGCATTTCTGCAATTTACTCAAAAAATCTTCATTTTAACCTTGACTTTTAATAGTTAGACTTTCTTTTGTCCCCTGTTCCTTTAACACCACTTTATATAATCGCCGTAGCGGTTATACCTTATTTATGCGCAGACATTTCGATTTTCTGTACATCTATTTTCTCAAAATCACGCTCCTTTATATGCCTAATCGCATGGTTAATTGCCTTTAACCGTTTGCTTTCACATAAATTTGCGTTTATAAAAATAGTGAATGAATTATCTTCATTTTCGGTTATTACTTCATTAACGGTCATTCCGTCCATGAAAAAAATTTGATAATCAAAACTCATTATTATCACGTTCCTTTTTCTTTAATGCCATAAGCATATCATATGTTGTTTTCAAATCTTCCGGAGTAGCATCTTTTGCAGCATCGAAAAGTACGCGCAAATCATTGTTTTCAAATAGTTTTTGAGCCATCTCAGCGGTTTCTTCGTTTAAATAATACTTCTCGCCGCCTTCCTTTTCTTCTCCAGTAATATCCGCTATTGACACATGGAGAAAATCAGCGATTTTTTGTATTTTTTCCATGCTAGGGATATTCTTATTGTACTTGCTTATCGAGCTTCTGGGAAAACCGAGTTCTTTTTCGAGTCTGTTAATAGAGTACCCTTTTGCAGTAGCCACTTCCTTAATCTGTTCATATAGTCCCATTCTGACACCTCAAAAATTTGCGCAATACAGTATTGACATACGTAAAATTTTGAGTATAATAATAATCAAGAGTTGCGCAAGATTTTACGAATGTTTGTACAGTGCGCGATATTCAATTAATTAGTTGTTGGCACTTCTAATGGTAGAATATCTTACGCATTTTGTCAATAAAAAACCGTAAAATCTTACGCAAACAATGAAATAAAGAAAGGAGAGTGTCAATGTCAATTTATAAAAATGTAAAAAATGCATGTTCTGAAGCCGGAATAACTATTACAGCTCTCGAGGCAAAATTAGGTTTTCCTCGAAGCAGTATATGCAAATGGGATGTTAATACCCCGGGGGTTGATAAAGTTAAGGCTGTTGCTGAAGAACTCAAGAAACCTATTGAGTTCTTCCTAGAGTAGTGTAACAGGAAAGGTGTCCGATAAAAAGGACTTTGAACCAGAAGAGGAGGTGAAGGTAATAATGAGAATAAAAATAATTTTTCACATAACAAGGATGGACGATGTTAGTGATGTTTTGAAGAAAGCAGAAGAATTAAAGAAAGAGCACCCCCATACAGAAATTAGTATAGAGGTTCTAGTATAGAAAGATTATTTCTTTCTGATTTCGATGGCTTTTAACCCAGTTGTAGAAATTGTGTAGCTTGTACTAGAACTATACAGGTAAATCTCTGAATGAATCCTAAAATGCTGAGATGCAATTTCATCGCCCGAATATGTTCTTATTCCGGATGAAGTAGGAATTTCGATTTTATCTACATTCGTGCACAAGTGATCATTTCCATCGAAATATGAAAAATAAACATCATACATATAGTAGCTACTCCCTTCTTAATACTCGGCATGCCGGTGCCTGTATTTAAAGTATAGGAGATTTTTAGGGACAACGCAACAAGTACAAACATTAAAACATAAACATAAACAGGAGGTGAAGAACGTGATTGTTGAAGAAATCCATATAAGAGGTGCAACAATCCGAGTGCATGACGACAGTTATGTAAACCGTACAAAAGAAGAGATCCAAAGCAGTATAGACGCATGCAGTCGGATTATCAGAGAAGCATTAATACGAAAAGAGAAAACCGCGTAAGCGGTAGAAAGGAAGGACAAGCATGGAAGAGATGAAATTACAGGCAGCGCCGGAGTTGGAGCTGATCCCGATCGAGCGAAGAAATTTTCCGGAAGCGGATCACAAGCGGGAGAAACGAAAGATCCAGCGCAAAAGAAAAGAAAGAGACAATGCTGCAAGAGGACTGGTCACAGTAACGGTTGCCAGCATGATGTTAAATGCGGTGATGGCTGTGATTATTTACATCCTGCAGGCAGGACCGATCTAAGGAGGTGAACAAAGAAATGGACGAAGAAATAAAGAAAGACGCCGAAGAAGAAATGAACTGCATCTTGGATCTGCTCGAAGATTGGTGTCTGAAATACGATCAGGATTATGTAAATACGGTCGTACTTGTAAAAAATGATCAGATCACATCGTGGGGAAGCGTAGGCAACCAAGAAGACTTTGACGTTTACAGAACAAAAAAGCGCCCATAAGAGGCGGCAGCCTCTAGGACGCATAACTAAACAACCAAGATTATTGTAACAGAAAGGATGAGAAAAGTGAAGAAGTTTAAACTAACAAGCGAATTTATTGTAGATATTTCCGGCGTGAAACTGTTTCGCATTAAAGCGTTAATTGAGTTTGGCAATGTAAAAGCCGGGGATTTGGGAGGATACATAGAAAAAGAAGAAAACCTGAGTCATATGGGCGATGCATGGGTTTCCGACGATGCACGGATCTCCGGCAATGCACAGGTTTTCGGTAATGCACAGGTTTTCGGCGATGCACAGGTTTTCGGCGATGCATGGGTTTTCGGCAATGCACGGGTTTCCGGCAATGCATGGGTTTTCGGCAATGCACGGGTTTCCGGCAATGCACGGGTTTCCGGCGATGCACAGGTTTTCGGCGATGCACGGGTTTCCGGCGATAAGGATTATGCATATGCTCACGGTTTCGGATCTTGTAATCGCACAACCACATTCTTCCGGCTTAAAGATGGAGATGTAGGCGTACGCTGTGGATGTTTCTACGGAACGCTTGCGCAGTTCAGAGATAAGGTCTGCGAAACGCATGGAGAGACAAAGAAAGCACAAGAATATTTAATGTTAGCGGACTTGATGGAGATCAGATTCAAAAACTAAAAAACATTTTAACGAAAGGAATTTGTAAAGATGATTACATGCGATAAAGGAAATGTGAAAACAAAAGGAAATTTAACGTTATTAGAAACAGAAACAGTCGTGATACTTAAAAGGATAAGGAACGCTATCGAAGAAGAGTATGGAAAGGAACACACAGAAAGATCAATGCAAAAAATATTTGAATTATCCACAATGACACGGGAAGAAATAGAAGCAGAAACGGAAAAAGCAGTGCGAGAAATAGCAAGAAAAATAGCGGAACACCTCGTGAAATGAAAGAAGAGCTTATTTTGTGGATCATCCGCTGGGGAGATCCGTACGCATTAGAGTGCAAGACAATGACCAGATCGGAAGTCGAAGCGTATGCGCGCGAAAAGCAAAAAAAGCGCGGCGGTACATATGTAATCAATTAAAAAAAGCGCATCACAGCAACTGATGCGCTTAAAAGATGGCGTTCCCGCCTCTTGTTAGGACAAATATATTGTATCAAATAAGAGGCGGGAAGTCAAGCAATACACGCGGGAACTCCCGCTTTTAAACCTCGATAAAGATATTAAAGTTAGGACAGATAAAAGATGGCAACACGGAGAAAAACGTACAAATTACGGGGCGGAGACGTCTACGACGTAGAAGAATACCCAGACGGAAGATATGGAGCAGAAGGGAAGGTACGGCAAAAGAAGAAGAAGCCGACGCCGGAACAGATGGCGGCAGTCAACCAAGCCAACCGAGCAAAGATATGCAGACGATTACTGATCGAATATTTTGACACGGGAGACTACTTTGTAACATACACCTACAAAGTTGAGCAAAGACCAAAAGACATGGCCGCGGCACTAAAAGACTTACAAAAAGCAATCCGAAAGCTCCGTCCGAAATATAAAAAGGCAAACACTCCGTTTTGCTGGATCAGAAACATAGAGCGGGGCACAAAGGGTGCATGGCACATACATCTAGTCATTAAAAAGACATCGGGGGCAGCAGATTGGATCGAAGACGCGTGGGAACACGGAGCGGTCTATATTACGCAGATCAAAAAAAGCCGGTTTTACGATGAGGATTTTACAAAACTAGCGAATTATATAACAAAAAACGAAAAGACAAGAGAAAAGAGATCGGACGGAAGCAAAGGAAAACCGAGATTGAAAGAAGCAAGCTACGGCCATACCCGGAATATGCCGTTACCCGAACCGAAATCCCAAAAACTTGTACGCTGGCAAAAAGAAGTAAAACCCAAAAAAGGATACTACATTGCAAACAGTTACGAGGGGATCAACCCGGCTACGGGGATGAGATACCGCAGATACACACTAATCAGAATCCACAGGAGGATTTAAAATGAAAACAGTAAATATCTACATAGAAACAACCATAAAAGCGCCAACTGTAAAAGATGGGAAATATGCGTCCGCCCTAGTATTTACTAAGGCAAACGGAGAAAATGCATACCGGATCGTGAGTGGGGAAGAGTGCGATTCGACCTACAATAGACTGACATTAATTGCAATGATCAGATCTCTGCAAAAGCTGAAAGAACGGTGCCATGTTGTAATTCACACGGATAACGCTTACATCAAAAATATTTCAGAACAAGGCGCGCCGGAGAAATGGCGAAGGTCTGAATGGAAAAAAGCTACCGGAGCGGAAGTACAGAATAAAGAATTATGGAAGTTATACGTCGAAGAAGCGGAGAAACATGAAATAGAATTCCGTTTTTGTGAAAGTAGTGAATATCAAGGCTTATTAAAGGAGGAAATCGAAGGAAAATGAGAGCTTCGAAGGAAGAAAAATGCGCGAAAAAAGCAAGAGAATATATCGGCAACCGATTAGGACTCGTTGAAGGAAAGGTATATACGTTGATTTTCCGGCAGCAGGCGGAAAGAAGTGAAAGACACACTGTCATCAAGAAACGGATGCACTTTTTAAAGGCATTCCCGTATCACGCACTTTTTGAAAACCCTTACGGGATCAAAAGATCGTTTACCTGGTGGGAAGTGGAAAAATTACTGAAAGGAGAGCAGATATGATACAAGATATTGCAATCGAACAGTTAGACATACACCCGCAGAACGTGCGGAAGGTATACACCGACATTGACGAGCTGGCGGAAAGCATAAAAGCTCGTGGCGTAATGCAAAATTTGACTGTAGTACCAAACCCGGACAAAAAAGACCACTATCTTGTAGTGATCGGAAACCGAAGACTGACGGCAGCGAGAAAAGCGGGATTGAAAACAATGCCCTGTTCTGTTGTAGACATGACAGAAAAAGAGCAAATATCAACGATGCTGTTGGAAAACATGCAGCGCAGCGATCTATCAGTAAGCGAGCAAGCACAAGGATTCCAGCTCATGTTGGATTTGGGAGAAACAGAAACAACAATCGCGGAAAAGACCGGATTTAGCAGAAGTACAGTACGACATAGGTTAAATCTTGCAAAACTGGATCAAGAAACACTTACGAGGCGCGAAGAAAATAAGGACTTCCAACTCACATTAACGGACCTTTACGAACTGGAGAAGGTACAAGACGTTGAAAAAAGAAATGAAATCCTTAAGACTGCCGCGTCGTCGCGCGAAATCGCATGGAAAGCAAAACAGGCCGTGAAAGAAGAAAAAATAAAGAAAAACGCTCAAATAGTGTTTGAAATACTGGAAGAAAAAGGAGTAAAAGCCGCGCCGAAAAGAGCGAAAGAAGAAAGATGGACCGGAAAATGGAAAGAGATAACAAATATTGATCTGTCACGGTGGGAGGATCAAACAAAAATCAATCTGCAAGATACAAAAGATCAGCTCTATTATTATCAATACTACGATAGGATCTATGTAGTAAAAAAGTAATACAAAAGAGCAAGAAAAAAACGGAGCAGGAAAAGAAAACGGAGCAGGAAAAGAAAACGGAGAAAATCAAGGAAAACAAAAGAAAAATAACGGAAATCCTGAAAAGAATGAGAAGGGAAAGGGACGATTTTATCAAAGAACTTGTGTCGGGAAAAATCACGATACCCAAAGAAGTCAACGTAAAAGAAACAGGATGGAAGATCATGATAAACCGGATAACGGACGGCGGAAGCGTAGCACACATGAATGCAGTGTATGAATTTTACGGGATCGAAAAAGTATACGAAGCGAAAGAAGAAAAAGAACGGATCGAAAAAGAATTTGCAGAAATAAGCCAAGAAAAGCAAATGCTGATCCTCTTGACCCGGACGGCAGAGCCGTACGAAGCAACCGACTATTACGGACACTACAAAAAAGGGATGAAATGCCTAAGAGACTTCTATAGATTACTTCAGCAGATGGGGTTCTCGTTTCAATCACTGGAAGAACTGAAGATCCTAAACGGAACTCACGAATTATACACACAGGAGACAGAAGATGAGCATTGACTATTCGGACATGGCTTTCCCGAAGACGGGAAAGAAGAAAAAACGGAAAATCCACAAAAAAAGCATTTTAAACAGTCAAAAGGGCATTTGCTACTTATGCGCCCGGTTAAATGGTGACTATTCCGTAAAGCAGACGGAAGAGCATCATATCCTGTTCGGGGCAGGACAAAGAGCAATATCCGAAGAAAACGGGTTAAAAGTAGACCTATGCATTGAGCATCATCGGACGGGGCAGCAGGCGGTACACAACAGCCGGGAAACAAGAGAGCTGCTCTGTAAAATCGCACAAACGGAATTTGAGAAGGCCCACACCCGGGAAGAATGGGAACAGATCGCAAGAAAGAATTACCTTTAGTACCTCCGCCGTATGGCGATGATACATAAAATGTCACGCGCAACCAGTAAATACAGGTTTCCCCCCCCCCCTCTCTTTTTGGGGGGGGGGGGGGGGGAGGAGGTGCAG